TCGGGAACTCCTGGTAATGGCGGACCTGGTGCTACATTTGTTCTTGGCGGTATTTCCTATACAGTTGGCGGTGGTGGTGGTGGTGGTGTTTATGGTGTGACTTCGGGAGGTGGTGTTGGCGGTATTGGAGGCGGAGGCAACGGACAGGGATATCCAGGTGGAACTGCTACGGCGGGAACTGCTAATACAGGCGGAGGTGGAGGTGGCGATGGTGCTAATCCTCCTGGTGCGGCAGGTGGTTCAGGCATTGTTGTGATCGCCTATCCGTCTGTGTATTACCCAACTACAGTTGCGTATGTTCCGGACTTGATCACTGCAGTGTTCCCGAATTCAATTGGCATTGTTAGATCTTCTAAGTACGTCACTCTGTTTGACGAGGGTGGAACAGATATTGCAGTTGTTCTACCGGCAATTACAGGGGATCAATGGACAACTGGATGGAAAATTGGTTTATCAGGACTTACCTATAAAACAAGTGGAACCTCTACTGCATTCTGTTCAAATTTTGGATACGACGTGAATGGATATTTCTTTTTGACGCCCGGAGAGTATCAACACTATTACAATCCAGGGGACATTCTTCAGTTTAACATCACGCGAGTTGATACATCTTCGTCATTAGGAGATCTATCTGGAAACTCACTTATGTACATCGATATCTACGTGAACAGTGAAACGATTGAGGCTGCTACGATCTATGCATATGACGCTTCTGCTACATTTCTGATCGAGGGGTCATCGTATTCATCAAAATCTATAACCTGGGCAAATATATCTTGTTACCCTGATGGAATAACAGCAGGAAACACACTGTCTGCTTCTTCTTCATCGTCTGAAGTTTTGGCTTTTTGTTCAAATGTTTCCTCCAATGCTATTACATTTTCATCCACAGTTGGATTTCAATCTGAATACCCGATTCCCCTCAATCTTACGATGACCGGTTATGATGTGAACAACAACGTGTTGACACGATTTAGCAATCCAGTGACAGTTCTTCCTGGCCGTCTCACATTTCCAGGAGGATCATCAAACCTGACCTTCTACAAGAACGAGTATTCCACTGGAATTGCTGTACACAGTGGTCTTGTGTTAACTGGTGTTCCTGTGTCTGTTCCCTCGTTACCCGTTGGTCTGTATTTTGATGGATCGGGAAACGATTTCACAATATCCGGATTGCCTGTTCTTCAAACACCAAATAGGACATACCAGTTTATTGGCAGTAACTCATTGACAGGTCAGGTTGTTACGAAAACTGGAATCACAATCAAGGTAGCTCCTGAGCGAATTACGATGACACCATCCAATGCATTTGTTAGTTTGTCAACTGGTTATAACATTACACCTGTAACGATTACAGCAGGAACACCAGTAGGGTCTCACTTCTTTAAGTTTGGATTGCCAACACTACCTGACGGACTTGTGTTCCAAGATCTCTGTGGAAACACATTAACAGGAACCACAAGCTCTAACCCAATTACTCTTGCCGGAGTCCCAACTGTAACAGCAGCACGAGCCGGACAGGCTGGTTCACTCAGTGTTATTTCACAGACATATGGAGCGGGGAATAATGTGATTAGTGGATCTATGCAGATTACCTATTCATTTGGTGAAACAATCTTGTTCTCAAACATTTCATATCTAAGTTTGTTCAAGGATGTTGCTGTATCTATTCCAATTTCGGCTGCTTCTTATTATCCTTCGGGATCACCTATTACAGTGATGCAGACTAATTCTTTACCAGCTGGCCTGTCTCTTACCTATACTGACTATTCTGGAGTCGCTACTCTGACTGGAACTCCTACATCGTATGATGTTTCTGCTTCCTACACGATTTCAGCTTTCAATCAGAATGGAATTTTTCAATCTATGAGCTTCCCTATTTATGTAGCAGAGAACACTGTACTATTTTCACAGCCTGCCTATGACACATCTTATGTTTTTGTAGTTGGTCGCCCTCTTACAAAGGCAATCACGGGATATTTTCCTTCAAATATTCAATTTTTAGCAACAGCAAAGTCAGGATGCAATGTTATGTATCAAACTGAATTTCCTCTTTCAACTTATGGCATTACATTGAGTTCGGATGGTCTTTTGGGCGGAACACCTACAAATCCGCTAAGTACATCGGCAGTAAGTATCATGGGAACAGACTCTTCATTCTTCTCAATTGGTTCTACTGAAATACTTGCTGAGGTTATTCCTGATATATTCACATTTAACACAAAAACATTTGCATTCAATCAGAATACAACAATCGATCCATTCACTGTATTTGCATATACATTCTCAGAACAGCAGATCCAATCGTATAGTTACGATGCGCTTCCTACAGGGTTGATCATGGATGGTGCTGGCCATCTAACCGGTAGACCATCAGGAAAGGGATCTGGAACGATCACAATGTATGCAACAACAGCTTACTCCACTGGTTCTGCAGTATATTCATACACAATTTCATCCGATCAGCTTTTGTTGACAACTCCATCCAATTCGTATTCGCTAAGTTCAGGTATACCAGCAATTCAACTAACTGGTTCTACATATAGTGGACTTGCGGTTTCATCATACCAAATTGTTGGAATAACGTACGGATTTACAGTCACATCAAATGGCCTTCTTGGAGGAACACTTTCAAATCGAACGTATACTCATATACCACTCGTAGTGAGTGTCACGGCAGGAGGTGTTGATGTGTCAGCACAGCTTATGCTCGAGGGAACCTATCCAAATGTAAGACTATATACTATCGGCGGATATGGAGCACCCACCTTTACATCACCAACAAAAACCGACTATCATTGGTATTTGTATGTTCCAATTGTACCTATCAAGTTTACTGCTTCGGGTTATTACTTCGTCCGGTCTCTTCCTCTTGGATTGTCTTTCAATGCAGTAACAGGTATTCTTTCAGGGACACCAACTAGGTTGGCAGCAAGCCAATCCATAACAATTTATGCAAAAAATGATTCAGCTGTAGATGTTTTTGTGATAACGTACTCGGTATTTCAACCATTTGTTGCAAGAAATCAGTTTAGTGCTGGGGCATATACCGCCGTTGTCAGGGAAACTACATTGATCAATGCAGCAAAGAATGCGATCGATAATGAAGTGATTCCTTCAACTGAAACAACATTGGGTGGTTTGATGGCTCCTCGTGGCCCTGATAGTCGTACGGCTCGTGAACCATGCTGTAACTAAAAATTTGGGTTATTTTGTATTTGATTTTTGTAAGTTTACCCGTTTTTTATTGTTTTTTTACTCGTCAAAGTTGGGCATCTCCATTCCCTCAAAGTAGGCGATTCCGACCATGCCAACTGCCTTATCTACACCGTCAACCTCCTCGTAGACACGTCCCTTCTTGTCTACAGAATACTTCTTATCCTTCCAGTCGACCTCCCACGCATCCTCCTGCTCAACCGGAGCAGGCTCTGGAGGAGGAACCAGCGTCTGCACAAAGTCCGCGATGTGTGCATCAAGCTTCTTGGAGTTGTAGGTCTCCTTATCCAGCTCGTTCACAAACTCAATGAACTTCTTGTTGGCGTCCTTTGCCAGCGTAACCTTCACCTTATCCGCCGCAGCCTTCAACTGCTTCGTCTGCGACGGGTTAAGCTTCTCCAAATTCACTCCATTCGCGGCCTTTGCAGCCTTCGCTGCCTCATCGGCCTTCTTCTTGGCCTCCTTCGCGGCCTTGGCCTCCTCATCGGCCTTCTTCTTGGCCTCCTTGGCCTCTGCGTCGGCCTTCTTCTTGGCCTCCTTGGCGGCCTTCTCGGCCTCCTTCTCTTCCTTGGTTAACTTCTTCTTGGGCTCCTCCTTCTTCTCTACTGGTGTTGGTGCTGGCTCTGGGATTGTTGGAACGACAACCTTGTCGTTGGCCGGGAACAAGATCTCGAACAGGTCGTTGCAGAAGACATCTGCATCGTCATAGATCTTGCCGGTGGTGTAGAGCTGGTTCACTGCGTTAGAGATGATCTGCTTAAAGGAAGACATTTTGCTTGGGGAAAGGGTAATGTCTAAGTCCTTTGCCGAAACCAGTTCCATTTTCTAGGGCTGGAAAAAACGGAACTGTTTGGTTAGAAGTATCAAACCTCACTCGTATACAAAATGCCACGCAACATGACAGGAGGCTCCGGCCACAAATCGCAGAGGAATTCGGAAGGAAATAAGGCTCGCAACAATCGCATCAAGGGAGATGCGTTGCTCGAAGATCTAGCAGCAGATGTAGAAACGGAGGGAGTCATCATTGGTCGTGTAATTCGTCGTCTTGGGTGTGGACGAATGGAGATCTTCTATGTAGATCAAAAGCCAAATGAACCAAAACGTGATATGTTACTCAATGCTCCACTCCGCGGCGGACTTCGCGGAAAGGGTAAGAAGTCGGTTTGGGTAGACGTTGACAGTCTTGTAATGTGTGCAGAGACTGGACTTTCTGGCAAGACTCATGAGATTGTGTCTGTTCTGACTCCTGAACAGGTTGCATATTACCGAAGGTTATGTCCAGATGCTGATCCTCGCCTCTTCTTGAAGGGAGGTTCAGAAAGTACTGATAAAAAGGAGGATCAGATTGAGTTTGATGATGAGGAAGTTGACATTGACGACATCTAATCCATGATGGAAAGTAATGGGGATTGCTGGTTGGTTTGGAACATTATTTATAGGTTTTTTACTGTATAATGCATACCAAACGTCACTGAAACCTGAAGTTCCCACTGTACCTGGTTTTTTGGTACCCCAACAAGTTGGAAAGGATAGAAATACAGGTGGGTCAAACCGGGACGCATCCATGTTTATCCAATATTCTAGACGTCGAGCAGTTCTTTCCAATTCTGCAGATCACAAAGAGACAATGTATACAAAGGGATTTTCCACGGGTCCAATGGATATGTTCCTCACAGGTGTTTTAAGTCAACCACTTTCACTCGTGACACTTTGAAGAAAGAAATGCCCCCCAAGAAGAATCTTCCAGAAGCCCCTGTTATCTTTTCATTACGCCTCCCCACAGAGGAAGACCTACCTACGCCCGCCGGCGTCTCAACAAATTATTCAGAAATCTTGTCATCTGTTGAAACGTCTCGTGTAGCAGAGAGGTTCAACACGGATACGATGAAGGAAATCCTTACACGAACTCGGTCACCGACATATTCTGCCACGACCTGCTGTATGTGGTGCTGCCATCCATTCCCATGGAAGCCGAGTGTACTGCCTGTCAGCTACGAGGCCTACGATAATCTCTATACCTGTGAGGGTCACTATTGCTCTCCTGAGTGTGGCCTGGCATACTTGTATGCAGAGAATGGACTCTCGGATGTCGTTCGGTGGACTCGTCATGCACTAATGGCTGATCTCTATCGCAGTCTCTTCAAGGACAAGGACATTACTCCTGCACCTCATCGTCATATGCTCAGGATGTTCGGTGGTCCACTTGATATCGAGCAGTTCAGACAATATGTATCTGCGTCTGAGGATATGGTTGCAGTCCAGCTTCCTCCTCTCCGACTCTATGTTCCAACAATGAATGTTCAGGGCCCAATCCGCGATGTCAAGAAGTTTGTGGCTCTGTCTCAGGAGACTGTAGACAAGGCTTCCAAGGAACTCAGGCTCCGTCGCACAAAGCCAGTCCACCAAACTGGATCCACGTTAGATAAGTGTATTACGTCGTATGGCGTCATATAAAGCATGCAGTTCAACGATCTGTTGAAGACGCAAATGATGCTCCAACTTCCCGCTACAAGAAATCCGTTGATGAACATGCTTGCTCTGAACGGATTTGAAATCGCTGTTAAAACATTCCCAACTTGGTCTTCGTGGGCTGCTTCTGTCTGTTGCCGTAGGACTCGCCCAGAGAAGACGCATGCTCCTTCAAGTGTACTCAGGACACCAAGGGCTTCTATTACCTGTGAACGGATGTCTCCAACACAGCCTACCCAACAGAAGACAAATAGCACCTACTCTGTTCGTATGGACGCTGTGATTCAGTACGTCACTACGCTTCCTGCTATGAAGAAGCTACTCTCGGTCACTCACCATGATTACCTGCCACACGAATATGACCCCATCTGCCTAGAACATGATGTATACTTTGAGCTTATGGACATGAAGGTCAACGATGGTCAGTTGGAGATGATCAAGTTCAAGATCTATTGCTATGATCACGATGTTCAGCACCTCCAGCTCTTCATTGACAACTGCAACACAGACTATGAACGCCGTATGGCAAATAAGCTTGGATCTCACCGCTATTATTTTGATCAGCTTGTTGGAACGAAGGTCAAGGGTTCAGTTCAGAATCCTCTACCTACAAGCCACCTCGTCTACAGCAAGGCTAAGTTCGTTACTTCTCGTACCTTTGATAATGTGTTCTTTGAACAGAAAAAGAATGTGAAGAAGCGCACCAAGTTTTTCCTTGAAAACCGCGATTGGTATGACAAGAAGGGAATCCCGTATACATTAGGATTCATGTATCATGGTCCTCCTGGAACGGGAAAGACATCAACCATCAAGGCTGTTGCAAATGAGGGCAGGCGTCACATTATCAATATTCAACTTTCCGAGATCAAGACCAAGCAGCAGCTTCAGCACCTATTCTTCAATGATGAGATCCATGTATACAATGGAATCAATACAGAGAAGTACACAATTCCTGTGTCGGAGCGCCTCTACGTGATTGAGGACATTGATGCAATGGGTGATATGGTTCTTCGTCGTGAATGGAAGAAGCCCAATACCGAGGATGTCAAGAAAAAGAAGGAAGAGGATGAGTTCCTTGGTCGCAAGGAAGAGGATAAGGAGGTGATTGATCTTTCGTTCTTGTTGAATCTTCTGGATGGAACGCTTGAAGCAAATGGTCGTATTCTGATCATCTCAACTAACTTTCCTGAGCGTATCGATAGGGCATTGGTTCGTCCAGGCCGTATCGACATGATTGTTCACTTTGATCGGTGCACTCGTGCTGTTCTGAAGGAAATGCTTGAGTCCTTTTATGAGAAGTCAATTGACATCCCAGATGATCCACTGTTAGATGGGAAATGGACACCTGCCGAAGTCAATCAGGTTCTGTTCCGTAACTTTGAATCACCGGAAGATGCTATTGCAGAACTGACTAGCATCTCTTTGACAGATCAACCAACAGATTGATATGGTCCCAAATAGCCGTCTTGCTTCCGTCAGAAAGCGTAGCCCACATCGTCTTCAGCTTTGAAATAATCGCCTCCATGGACATATCTGCATCAACAACCTCTGAAAACTTATACTCAAGAAAGAACGACTCATTACGCTCCTTGATAACCTTCTCAAATGGAAGGACATTCTTGCCGAACTCAGACGTCACAAGAGCAGGGTTTGTCATCTTCAAGAATCCAAGAGCTGTCTTGTAAGCAGGAAAGTCGGGATCCTCTGGAAATGCGGTTTCTAGTTGTGTCAGGAAATCAGTAAACTGGGTAAAAAAGGCATCTGTAAAAATCTTCTTAGACATCTTACTTATTTACTAAGTAGGATGTGTAATCGGTTTTACTTCCGCGAAATGCTCTGAAACTCGGCGTCCCTCTGTGCCTGAAGAGCCTTCATGCGATTCTCTACATCTGAATTACGACCTTCCTTATCGCCGTCGTAGCTCTGCTTGGTCTGAGGCTCGGGGTTGGCCGGCGTACTCGCCTTTGTATCGCCAATAAATGTATAGTGCAGCTGATCGGAGGCAGAGAAGTTGCCCGGTGCATCCCAACTAGAGTACGAATCAGAGAACCCAGTTGCAGTTCCAAAAGACCATGCCTGAAAGTCAGCTCCTGCAGCTGGTGTAGCAGGAACGCCCCCGACCTGCTTAGCAGGAACAGCAGAAGATGCGGGCGGCGGGGCGGCATTGACAGGTACCTCGCGGCGAGATGACACTGGCTTTGCAATGTATGCATAGATGTCCTTGCCGATGTAGACATCCTTGGTCTCCGGTAAGTAGAGTGTAGGCACACTCTTCAGGAAATCAGGGAGCTGAGCACGAGTCTTCCCGTCAATCGAAGCCATTCGGCAAAGTCCTTCCTTATTCAGGGCCTTCAGCGTATCAAGAATCTGCTTGCTATGCGAACACCGAGTGCTGTAAAACAGAATCGGCTGATTGTTCATTCGTTGACATCAACGCTGAAAAAAATGGACACATAGTAACGAAAGAAGTAAGAATGACAATGGAGAATATCAAGATCTCTCTCGGAGGCTACCGCTTGGATGGGGAGTTTAAGAACGTTCCTGTTGCTTTTGTGAATGGTATTCGGCGTATTCTGCTCTCAGAGATTCCCACCGTTGTTGTTCGTGATGTCCAAATTCTTGATAACAGCACGACGATGATTCATGAGATGCTTCGTCATCGCGTGGAGATGTTGCCGATCAATGTTCGTCCCGAGGAGACAGGTGTGATTCGTGACACAAAGATCGAGCTTCGCTATCTGACAGCCGAGAAGTTGCAGAAGATTACGTCAGATGAGTTTGTTGTTTCGGGTCCTCGCAAGAACATCATTCTGAATGATCGTGATCTTGACCAGCCTCTCTTCTTTATGAATCTGAAGCCCGGCGAGTCAATTCATGTAAAGGCGTCACTTGGAATTGACATGACTGGATCTTCACAGGTGAGTGTGTCTACGTTCAAGAACCATGTTGATCTTGATCTTGCAAAACTTGACAGGGATACGTACACTGGTTCGGGTGGCGATGGCCGTGTCTTTGACAATTACGAGATTCAGCGTTCATATGCCCGCGATTCAGAGGAACGTCCGTATTGGTTTGACTTCACGGTTGAGAGCATTGGTGTAATTCCTGCAAAGGATCTGTTGAAGCAGGCTATCACGACTCTTCAGGCCAAGGTTGTGGAGTGGTGCAAGTCACCTATTCTTCGTGAGGAGGATGGTTGGTATTCAATTGAGTCAGACACCGAGGGACATACAGTCGGTGCCTTCGCACAGAGCCTGATCTACACAGCCGCCTTAGCCGATGTTGTGAGCTATCGTATTGTCCACCCTCTACTTCCCAAGATGGTTGTTCGTTTCAAGTCAAAGGTTGCGCCCGAGACGGTGATTGAGCGATTCAAGATGGAGGCGGTGGCTCTCTGCGAAAGCATTCTTAAGTCAGTATAATGGACTTTGTGTTTGACACATCGGAGTATAAACTCCTTGAAGAAATTGAATTTGATGAAACAATTTTACGACCTGAAACAATCAGGTTTTTTACTTTGGATGAACAGATTACAGATGCATATGAAAAGATGATTCCTCGTGGCAGGACTACGAAGTTTCAGTTGAACGAAATCGCAAAAGACGTGGAGCGGCTTCGCGAACTTTACAACTATTTGATTGTTCCTACAGCTGATAGCTACGAGATTCGCACACCTGAGTTTGCACGGAACTTCCCTTGGATTTTCCCAGTCTATGCTTCGTCTGAACGATCATCCTATGATGTCAATGGTTCTTGGGCTTCGTTGTTTGATGAGGGAAACATCAAGTTACCTCGTTTTTATCCACGAATGATTGGTGCACTTCCTCACCCATATGCTCCAACACAGGAGGGAGAGCCTTATCAAGTTAAGGCAACAACAACCTTTTTGGATGCAAATGGAGAGAATCCGATAAAGGCTGTTCCCAAGTTTATGACACTTCGCACAGCGCGTCATGAAGACGGAACGTTCGATCTAGTTCCAACGCCGATTGATGGTTCTGCAGACATCGTGAACTTCGTTGGCTACTATGCAAAAGAGCGACCTCTTGAAGTTCCCGCTCCGTTACCTGAACACAACTTTCTGAAATCAAAGGATGCCGTTATGATCGAGTCCACAGCCGATTTGAAAGATATTGTTCCTGACCTGGCTGCGATTATGGAACATGCTGTACCCAACACTCATGATCCCTACACTGTTGGTTCCGAGTATCTGAAGATTTACGATGTAAAGCTTTCAGACATTACATGGGATCTGTGGAAGTCTAGGTTTCCGCCTGCAGAGCGGACTGATGTACGCGAGGCTCAGGATCCAATTGATTTCAAGATACCAAAGGCCGACAAACCAGGAGAAAAGCTCGTTGATGGGTACGGAACTGACTACTTTCCTGCATTGTCATCGCGATATTGGTTGTCAAGTCAGATTGATGGTGGCGAACTAGTTGTGGCAATGTTGAAATCAAATGTAGGGGCCAATGGAAGCGTGAACCAGCTTCCTGGTGCTGACATGGAGCCCATGCCGTTTCCCAAGACAACCATTGAAGACTGTGACTTGGATGGAGTTGACTTTCAGGAGCTCACCGTTCGCGGGCTTTTGCGTCGTTCATGGATTGGAAACAAGGTCACCCTCACCTGCGTGCCTCTGGATTTCATCAAGCAAGAACGCAAAATTGAAGGATATAAGAACCGTAAGACATGGAAAGAGAGCACTGCATCAGACGATCTGCGAAACTACATGAAAGAGCTCAAACTCCATATACCAATCAAGACTCCTGAAACTACCGTAAAACTTGAGAAGATTCCTACCAGCGAACTTTCCAAATACCGTTCAGATATTGTGGCTGTTCTTGGTGATCCTCATAGATTTCCAGACGATAAGCTTCGGGACATAAAGGAGCTTGTCAAGGATCTCTTCACAGAGTCACGAACCATCGTGGACTCAGAAAAGAAGTTTGTCGTGTGTCAACATACATTGGCGGTTCTTGCAGGGGATCTTGCAATAGACAAGACCAAGTATTATGAAGAATGGACGGCTCGTGTTGATGGATTCCGTGTATGCAAGTATTGTGGTGAGCATGTGAGCGCAGATATCCTGGAAGACCAAGAAGAGTTCACAGATGAAGGTCGTGTGATCAAACATGCAGCTGCACTAGAACAGCCAAAGTTTAGTGGAATTCCATCCAATGCAATTCAGACCGTGAAGGAGATGTTTGATTTATCAAAGCCTTCTGACGAAGTATTTTTCATGTTGATTTCACTTGTGAATGTTACACCCGAAGTACTTCAGCTTCAGCCAATTCTTGAGATGGGTCGTGAACTTGCATCTACAATGAAGCCTGTGTCACAAGGTGTTGTTGGAATTGCGCAGATGATTCTGTTACTTCAGTCACATGTTCCAACTCTTATCCCTCGCAGGTCATTTGGTAAGAAGCCCTTGATTCTGAGTGGATATCCACGCGATGCAAATAGTCCAGGAGAGTTTACGATTGTTGATAGCATGATGATCGTATTGTCAAAGACATTTGAAGCCTACCCAACTTCGTTCAAGGGATCATCAGTGACAACAATGCGAAATGTACTGAACAAACCTGCTGCAATTAAGAAGGCTTGTTACGGCATTCTTGACCAGATGGTTGAGAACAAGTTTATGCGAGAGAGTCTTGATCGTGCAAAAGCTTATGCACCTGTTGAGGAAGAGGTTGTTTCCAACAGTATGATTCCTGCAGATATTCCAACTCCGAAAATGGGAACTTTCCTTCATTCTCCAGAATGTCCGTCATTCCGAGTGTTTTGGACAAGTGAACGTGCTCCACTGTTTACTCAACCACAGACAGTTCTTCGCTCAGGGATCGATCAGTTCAGGTACGCTGATGTTAGGTCCAAAATAGTAGAGATGACAACATCCGTGCGAATGACACCAGTGAAGGTAGATGCCAAGGAAACCGCAAGGCGTTTGAAGATTGGCGGAACAGGAGCTACAGATAATTGGAGGCTAAACATGATGATGATCAACCGTATTGCAAGTGTATTCAGTATTCCATCGCCTGTTTCAAAGCTCGATACGACTCAGAAGGCTGCAGACCTACGTGATATCACAAAGGGCTATCTGTATGAACTGGTAGCCGCGATCTCAAAGGATACGATTAAGAAGTCAAAACTAGAGGAACTGCGAAAGAAGGACATTCTGCTAGTTGTTGTCCCTGCAGATGTTGCAGAAGCGAAGAAAGTTACCAATTCCTTACGTGCAAAGGAACGTGCTCTCTTTACTGAGCGTATGCGAGAGAAAACAGACAGCGACCGAGAAATCACAAAGGAGCTTATTGATCGTGGCCTGGCTCCCTACATCGTCACAGATAAGGATCGCATTCTATTTGCTCGTGAAATGGAGGAACAGCAGGAACGCGAGACGGATGTGGGTGTTGGTCTCCCAGTGGATTTCCAAGACCAAGGAGACCTTCCGATTAATGCAGACATCGTAGAACGTGGTAACTACGGTGACTACACAGGTGTTCAGGTAGATTACGAACAACCACACCAATTTGATGACGATGATCGTGGTATTTAAAGATAGCTGAGTATAGTGAAGTATACGAGATGCTTCTGCTTAAGATTCACCTGCTGCCGTTTGACACCACGAACGAGAAGGATGATATTATTGAGTTTTCCCGCCCGGTTGATGTTCCTCATGACATGCTCAGCATTGAGTACATTCCCGCAAAGGGTAAGAACCATCAGTTCTGGCTGAACCGTCGTGACACGGAGAACTACCTGGTTGACATGATTGAGTCGCTGACGCACGACACTGACCCGTGGAATAAGATTCAGATTACGCCGATGATTGGCCCGGCGGTGTTGTACCATATCTCCGACCTGGATGACAGCAATGTTCGCCGCTGCCTTCTGAACATCTGCCACACGTTGTTTCTCGCGGATATCACGATTACCCGCTAATCAGCCATACCGCGGCCGCCGCAGCGAGTTGGGCTCCAACGTGGGTCAGCGCCCGCGATCCACTGACCTTCTTTCCGAGGAAAGCCCACAGAGTCACAGCGGGGTTAAAATGACCTCCGCTTGACTTACCGAAGAGAACGATAGCTGCCCACAGTGCAGCGCCAATCGCGATCGGATTTCCAACAAATGCAATCACACTAATGAAAAGAAACGTACCAAAGAACTCTGCAAGCAACGGTGTCATGTTTGACTTTCTATCTAGAAAATGAAACTTGACTCTCTAAAGAAATAGAAGTGTATGTTAACTATCCATGGATACCGAATTCCAAAATCAGCAAATGAAGCGACGATCAAGAAGGCCCTCATGGTCAAGCCTTTCTCCATCATCAATCCGCATGCGGTTCCTCGATACCCCGTTTACCACGAAGACAAGCAGTATCTCTACCTCCCAAAGCACTATGGAATTGAAAAATTCGGAGAAGTCCCTAGCACCCGTGATGTCGCCGAAACAGATGCATCACATTGGGTCTTTGCAGGAACAATACGTCCAGCCCAGTTGCCAGTTGTCAACTCCTTCCTACTTCCCACACCCCACGATGGGATTATCTCACTCCACACAGGAGGGGGCAAAACGGTCTGTGCACTCTATATCGCCTCTTGTCTACGCCTCCCTACACTCGTTGTGGTCCACAACACATTCTTACGGGACCAATGGGAAGACCGTATCAAATCCTTTCTACCGAAAGCGAGAATTGGACGAGTTCAAGCAGGTGTGTGCGATGTAGCCGACCGCGATGTCGTTATCGTTATGTTACAGACTATCTCTATGAAAGAACTGAATGTAGATGTATTCAAGCCAATCGGTTTCGTCATAGTTGATGAGTGCCATCATATCGCTTCAGAAGTATTTGTTCAAGCTCTTCCTAAGATGACTTCAAAGTACATGCTTGGATTGTCTGCTACACCTGACCGCAAGGACAAGCTGATGTTTGCAATTCATTGGTTTCTTGGCCCCCTGTTGTACAAGTCTGATACAGGCGACTCTGTAGACAGAGCAGTGAACGTAGAGGTGTTTGAGTATGTCAATAATGATGACTACTTCAATGAGATTGTCATGAGTTCAACTGGTTATGTCTCGGTGCCAATTATGGTCAACAAGCTGGCTGAGTGCGAAGATAGAACAAAGTGGCTTTGCGGAATCATAGAAGATGTTACAGAGGAAGGACGTCAGGTTCTTGTCTTGTCTGACCGAGTTCAACATTGCAAAGATATCCTTGCTGGACTACCTGATGGGTTGAGAGATGAAGCTTGTATTCTGTCGCAAAATGTAAAGTCAAGTCAGCGAACTGAATTCTGTGGTTCAAAGAAGATTCTGATTGCCACATATTCCATGTGCAAAGAAGGATTTGATGTCCCTACTTTGAATACGTTAGTTATGGCTACACCCCGACCTGACATTGACCAAATTGTCGGTCGTATTCTACGAGTTGAGAAAAAGACAAGAACAGTTCATCCATTGATTGTGGACATTGTTGATCCTCAATTTCGCCGCCAGTTTGGTCAGCGGAATACATTATACAAGAAACGTAACTACACCGTGACTAAGATGGCTTTGGATTCGGCGCCTTCGGTGCCGCAGCGAGTGTCGCCTTGGGAACAGGAGGACTCGGTGGCGCCGGCAGTGGACTCACCAGCCCCCCAAGCTCATTAGCAGAGTCAACGAAGATCTCAATCTTATTTAATCCATTCGTCTCCTCGGGCTTAGAAATATCCCTGTATTTTTCCATCTTGGAAGAAAACTCCTTTGCAACAGATCCAGGAATCGGTGGGCTCAGCTCGGCCAAACGGTCATACTGATCTTTCACATACTTCAAAAAATCACCCGGCTGCATACGCTGCTCGCGGGGAAGACGCAACTCTACGTTGATAAAGCGATACAACTTTGCATAATGGATTCCTGACATACGGTGGCCCTCGGCACGCTTTGCCCAACCAAAATATGATCCAGTCGTGTTCAAGATACCAATCACAAGCGAACCCACACCTAGTGCTGTCGCTGCCAGCTGTTGGTTACCTGCAAACAAACTGGACGAGCCAGCGTTCAGAAACGCAACCGCACCCGATCCGATAATCACAGGTAGATCGATATAGGTCTTCCTGCGAGTAAAGATACTCTCGGCTTTTTTATGCATAATAGCAAGACCGTTTGCCTTCTCACCTGTCTGTGCGAAGTACTCCTCTAAAATAATAGTCCAACTAACATTTTGACCTAAGTCGGTGGCTCCTGAATCTCCCATTTGATTTTAACGCAGAAATACAATGTTGTGGCCGCCTAAATACTATCGGGGCTTGTCCACTCGTCGTAAGTCACAGAGACACCGCGAGATCACGCGGCGGAAAAAGATGTCCTGGAAGGATCCGAACGCTTACAAGCCTTTCAAGACTGACCGTGGAGCCACTCACCGTAGTTCATCCTATTCGTCTAGATTTCACACCAAGTATCCTGGTGTCAAGGGTCTGTCTGAAATTGCGAAGGCCACAGGCGTTTCGCTTGGGGTTCTGAAGAAAGTATACAATCGTGGTATGGCCGCATGGCGTACAGGCCATCGTCCTGGAGCTACAGAGCATGCGTGGGGAATGGCCCGAGTTCATTCATTTGTGCTTCATGGAAAGACATGGAGGACAGCTGATAAAGATTTGGTTACGTAGTTACCTTACGGATGCGTCTGTTGTCCGTGTCCGCCACATACACAGTTCCAGCTGAATCAACTGCAATACCGTAAGCAACGTTAAACTGTGCACCTGTACCTGTTCCATCTAAATACCCAGCTGTTGATCCAGCCAATGTGGTCACAACTCCTGCTGGCGTAATCTTACGGATGCGACAGTTGTCCGTGTCCGCCACATACACAGTTCCAGCTGAATCAACTGCAATACCGTAAGGATAGCCAAACTGTGCACCTGTACCTGTTCCATCTAAAGACCCATATGTTGATCCAGCCAATGTGGTCACAACTCCTGCTGGCGTAATCTTACGGATGCGACAGTTGTCCGTGTCCGCCACATACACAGTTCCAGCTGAATCAACTGCAATACCGTAAGGATAGC